CCGCCCGCCGCGCTGCCGGCGACGGTGGCCGCGCGCTCGACGGTGCGGCGCTCCTCGCGGTGGCCCTGCTCGACGCCGCGGCGCCACTCGTTGAACGACCGCTGCCACGCCTGCCGGCGCTTGTTCGCCTCGCGCTCGGCGGCCGCCGTCTGCCGGCGCTCCTCCTGCTCGTAGAGGCGCGTGTAGCGTTCGAGCGCGTTCTGCTTCACCCGCGCCTCCTGCTCCGAGGACAGCCCCCGCTTGCGGGCCTCCTCGCGGGCGACGCGGGTGGCGTCCTCCTCGGCGCGCTTGCGGGCCTCGGCGCTCATGCGCGCGGCGCGGGTGCGCTGCTGCTCGGCGCGGACGGAGGCGGCGACGGCGCGCTGCGCCTCCGTCACCACCGCGCGCTCGGCGGCGGCGGCATTGCGGGCGCTCTCGCGGTAGGCGCCGCCGCTGCGCTTGGCCGCGCGCTCGGCGTCCTCGGCGGCCTTCTTCGCGGCGCCGAACGCCGCGACGAGGCCCGAGGTGTCGCCGTCGATTTCGAGTACCGCGCGGGCCATGCGTCAGGAGCGGGAGAGGAGCGCCGACATCAGCCTTCCGACACCGTCATCACCGGGGGGCTGGGCGTCGAGCTCGGCGAGGAGTCGCCGGGCGAGTCGGTGGGCTGCGAGGTAGCCGAGGATCTCGGCGTCGTCGGCCGTGTCGCCCGCTCGACCAGTGAACTGATGATGAGCCGCAGCGAAGTGGTATCGAAGCGCGGCAAGCTCGTCGCTGAGGTCAGCCCTTTTCCCAGGGCGTCGGCGACCTCCCGCGCCTCGGCGAGCGACTTCAGGAACCGGAACGGCGACCGCTCCGTGACGTGCGCGTTGTACTCGTCGAAACACGCGCGGATCTCGTCCGCGTCGAAGCACTTGCGGAGCTCATCCGCGTCCTTCGCGAACGGCACCTCGGTGGCCTCGGGGTCGACGAGCGCGACCGCGAGGATGCGGACCATCGTCTCGAGGTTGAGCGCCGCGTTGCCAGCGTCGCCGAAGAGGTCTTCGCGGCTCCACCCGACCTTCACGAGCCACGCGGTCGCGTCGCTCTGCGCGCGGATGGTCTCCTCGGTGGAGAGCGTGCGCACCGCGAGTTTGAGCCCCTCGGGGTTGCCCTCGCGGACCACCTCGAGGTCGAAGACGCGCACGGGGCGCGAACGCCCCGCGAGCATCTTCGAGAGCTTCGACCCCTTCAGGATGTCGTCGCCGGCCATGCGCTCACACGCTCACGACGCGCGCGGAGTACGTCACGTCGAGCTTGTTGGGCGTGCCCTCGGTCTGCGTCGAGGCGCTGACGCTCATCACCATCCCGACGAGGTTCACCGACTGGTTCGCCATCTTGAACGTCAGCGGGATCTCGGCCTTCGCGAGTTCGACCTGCTTCCAGTCGATCTCGGGCCCGTCGGCCGGGATCGCGTTGGAGAACGTGAGCTCGACGGTGGTCGGGCCGGGCGTGTGGCCCGCCATGCCGAGCAGCAGCGTCATGACGGGCTTGTTGTTGCCGTCCTGCTTGTAGTCGATCTGTGTCGACTGAAGCACGGGACGGCCGCGGTAGATCAGGAATCCGGGCTGCGAGTAGACGGCCATGGTTCAGGGCTCCTCAGAGGCTCGCGAGTTGGCGCACGTAGCCGAACACCTGGTGCAGCGCGGTCACCGGCTCGACGGGGATGTCGCAGTTGATGCGGCCGGGCGTGCCGGAGTCCGCCTCGACCACGAGCAGCGGGAGGTTGGCGTCCACGTCGCGGATGATCCCCGCGGCCTCGTCCTCCTTCTGGTAGCCGATGATGAGCTGCCGGATGATGGACGGCGTGGTGACGTTGGGCGCGCGCGACGCGGGCTGGCCGTTCGCGAGGTCGGCGCCGAGCTTCGCGCCTGCGAGGTCGGTGGTGAGGCGCCCGCGGTAGCGGTCGGCGCAGTAGTCGGTGACCGTGACGTACGCGGTGTCGATCACGGCGTAGTTCGGCACGCCCGAGGCGGTCGACCGCGAGGTCACCGAGCGCACGAGCGCGGCGTAACCGGGGCGCGAGCCCGAGGGCGCGAGCACCGCGAGGCCGTTGTTGAGCGCGCCCTCGACCTCCGTCGGCGTCGGGCGGTCCGCGGGGACGCGCTGCACGATCACCGTCGCGAGGTCGAGGCCGTCGAGGTTGGCGGCGGGGTCGCTCGCCTCGCCGACGCGCGAGCCGCCCACGGCGGCGTCCGCGTTCAGGCGGCACGCCGCGAGCTGCGCGGCCACGTCGGGCGGCGGGAGCGGGCTCGCGTAGTGCCACGCGACCTGGAGCCGGGAGGCGTTCTGCCCGGTCGCGAGGGTGACGGCGTTCGCGTAGGTGTCCACGCTCGGCACGACCGCCTGCTCGAGGAGCTGCACCGTCGGGCCGGCGTTGGTGTTGACGTGCGTGACGACGCGGCCGACGTTCGTGCTGTCGATGCACGCGCCGACGATGCGGTCGTAGCGCACGGGCTCGATGGCCGCGAGCGCGGCGACGAACGAGTCCTGCGTCGCGCCGCCCGTCAGCGTGATCTCGCCGCCGAGCGTGCCGGTGCTCGACCACACGCCGGTGGTCCCCGCGCCGCTCGACGTGCTCGACGCGGTGATGCGGGTCTCGAAGCCCGCGCTGTTCACGAAGTAGGCGTCGACGATGAGGACGTTCCCGCGCGGGCCGGTCTGCTTCGCGGTGACCGTGACGACGCCGCTGCTGTTCTGCGCGGTGAACGGGAGGTCGGCCTGGTCGTTGATCGCGTCGGCGACGTTGCCCGCGATGGTCGTGACGGTGTCGCCCGAGGCGACGGCCACGTCGAAGGTCAGGCCGCACATGCGCAGGCGCACCGAGTAGGCGGCGCTCGCGCTCGTCGCGAAGGTGAGGACGCCGCTCGCCGCGGTGCCCGCCGCGTCGGCGACGGGGCAGGCGTAGAGCGTCGCGTCGGGGTACTGCGCGAACACCGCCGCGGCCATGCGGTAGAGCTCGGAGCCCTGCCCGAAGAGCGTCAGCGCGTCGGCCGTGCTCGGCACAGGGTAGACCGTGGCCGCGGACGCGGAGCCCGCCGCGACCGAGAGCGTCGGCGTGGAGCCCGTGATCGCGGTCCCGATCATGTTCCCGAGGAGCATGATCGACTTGGGCGCGCTGCCCGACGACGTGCCGGGGCCGCCGAGGACGACGCTGAAGTTGATGCCCGGCGTCTTGCGCGACGCGGGGAGGCCGGCGACGGCGATGCTCACGAGGTCACCTCTTCGAGGTCGCCGCGGGCGATGGCGCGGCGGTGGTAGGAGTCGGCGGGCACGTCGACGCCCTCGGCGATGGGGGCGCCCTTCTTGTCGCGGCCGACGTAGCGCGCGGAGGCGCTGCCGGGCACGGGGAGGCGCGCGTCGCCGACGGCGCGGACGCGGATGGTCTCGGGCATGGCGGAAGCTCTCGGGGTGGGGGTTGCGGGGGAGGCGGGAGGCTCAGGGGTTCGGCGCGGCGACGAACTGCACCAGGGGGTTCGGCGCGGGCGTGCCGGTGCCCTCGATGTTCACGTCGGCCGCCACGGGGTTCAGCGTCGGCGAGGCGTCCGCCGCGATCTGCGCGTCGGTGGCGTTGGGCGCGTCGAGCTCGGCGACGAAGCGCACGGCGTAGACGACGGTCGACGGCTGCGGGCCGCCGGCCTCGCGCGCGGTGCCCGCGAAGCGCAGCGTGCGCTCCATGTGGGCGCCCGCGAGCCAGAGGCCGTTGCACGCGGCCTTCACGGCGTCGCAGAGGCGCAGGACGCCGGGGTGCGCGGCGGTGCCGTTGACGATGCGGTCGATCAACTGCGGGTCATAGAGCTGCACGAGCGCGGACCAGTTCGCCTGCGAACGGTCTTCGATGCCGAGCCCGAACGTCTGCACGTCGCGGGCGACGGGCTGCTCGCCGTCGAAGCGCAGCATCACCGCCGGGAACTTCGCGGCGGGTAGGCCCGTGGGCGGAACGGGGCCCTCCCACCGGCCCACGGAGCCGAACGGAGTCGCCTCCGCCACGGGCTCCGCCACGAGCGCGGCGAGGGCGTTGTAGAGGCGCGTGTCGGCGTCGGCGAGGGTCGCAACGGCCATGGCATCAGAGGGCGAAGACGAGGCGGCGGGAGACGGTGGCGGCGACCGCGTCCTCCATGCGCTCCCACGCGGGGAGCAGGAAGGCGAAGCCCTGAATGCGCGCCGTCCCCTCTTCGAGGAACGATCCGTAGGGCCGCGCGCCGACGACGCGGACGCGGTAGCCGCTGCGCACGCTGCCGGTGACGCTCTCGGCGCGGGTGTTCGCTTCGAGCCGGCCCGTGCGGTTCTGGTAGACGTGCGCGGTCTGCGCCGAGGTCGCCACGATCTCCGCGCCCTCCATGAGCGCGAAGATGAGCTCGTGGTCGACCGTCGCCTGCATCGCGTCGATGGCGTTGACGAGCGCGCCCATCAGAAGCCCGTCGGGAGCGAGCCGTTGGCCTGCTGCACGAAGGGCGTTTGGAAGGCGTCGCTCGCGTTGCCGTCGGGGCCGGCGAACACGGCGCCGCCGCGCGGGGCGGGCGTCGTGACGGCCTCGGTGTAGTTCCGCCGCGCGTGCCCCTGCCGGAGTTCCTTCGCGTGCTCGCGCGCCTTCTCGCGCTGCCCGTCGAAGGGGTTGGCGCTCTTGCCCGTCGCCGCGTCGACGCGCGGGTTCGCCTCGGCGGCGTAGTAGAGCGCGAGGTTGACGAGCACGCGCTTGTTGATCGCCGACACGGTGTGAGCGTCCGCCGTCCAGTCGCCCGGCAGCGCGTCGGCCATCATCTGGTTGAAGTCCGTGCAGGCGTCGTCGATGCAGAGCGCGACGAAGTCCGTATCCACCGTGCCGTTCGTCCCGCGCGAGAACCAGCGCGAGTACGCCTCCGGCGTCAGGCGGGCCGTGATGTCCGCCGCGGTGATGTAGTTCGGGATCGTCACGCTCTCACCGCGTCACTCGGCGGCCCACACGTAGTGGACGCCTTCGCGCAGGCCCGCGAGGAAGCCCGGGGACACGTCGTCGGGCGGCGCGTCGAGGTCGAACGGGAACGCCGCGCCGGGGCCGTGGTCGCGGCCGCCGTAGTGCACGGCCGTCCAGCCCACGCGGAGCACGCTGCGGCCGGGGCCGGGCGGCGGCGTGGCGGCGGCCTTCGCCGCGAGCTGCGCCTTGAGCGCCTCGACCTCGGCGCGCAGGGCGGCGGCCTCGTCGACCGCGGGCGCCTCGACGGCGGGGGCCGCGAGGGGGAGGGAGGGCGCGGGCCCCGACACGACGGCCGCGGGCTGCGGCTGCGCGGCGTCGGGGCGCGCGAAGGGGTAGCGGTTGCGCCGGCTCATCACGGGTTCGGGTTGGTCAGCACGTTGGTGACGAGGTAGCCGGAGTACGGCGACGTCACGAACGCCTGCGTCGAGTGGGTGACCTTGCAGTACTCGCCGCCGCGGACGCCGGGGAGCAGCCACGGGATGAACTGCACGTCCATCGCCTCGTTGCCGTAGCGGTACTGGTAGGCGAAGCCGTTGGTGCGGATCGGCGACGGGCGCGTCTGCACGCACACGAGCGCGGCGAAGTTCGTCCAGACGTCCACCATGCTGACGGTCTGCCCGTCGTTGGCGCTGTTGTACTTCGCGCGGCCGACGATGACCTCGTCGACGTTGAAGAGCGACGCGAGCTGCTTCTCGGCGATGAGCGTCGGGGTCGCGCCCATGTCGGTGGCCGCGCGGCCGTAGAACGCCGCGAGAACCTTCGGGTGCTGCTGGAGCGCGATGAACACGTCGTGCCCGAGGACGCAGACGATCTTCGTGCCGGGCGCCTTCAGGATCTTCTTGCGGTACCCGCGCATCGCGTTGGCGGGGTCGCTGTTGGGGTTGTCCCACTGCGCCGACGTGGTGGCGATGGCGGTGGAGTAGCCCGAGGCGTACGAGCCGGTCGTGGTGACGACGGTCTTGACGAGCAGCTCCTGCCCGAGGTCGAGCGTGTCGCCGAGGATCTCGGCGGTGGTCTGCCGCACCTCGAAGGGCGCGTCCTCGTTGGTCACCGAGTCGGCGGGGATGAACGACACGAGGCCGTAGTCCTCGACGAGGTACGTGCCGCGCGTCGCGACGGACCAGTCGAGCTCCGGCGGCATCGACGTGGCCTGCCCCGCGAGCTTCGTGTCGACGTTCGACATGCCGATGCCCATCGGGACGCTGGCGATCTTGTCGGAGCGCTTGCCGACCTTGATGACCGGGAAGATGTCCTTCGCGATCATGTCGTTGTTGCGGTAGCGCTCGAGCACGTTCGGCATGAACGTGGGGACGTGCAGCGAGTCCGCGGCGGGCGCGGCGAAGAGGTGCGGGGCGGCGCCCGACTCCTTGAGCGAGAGCAGGAAGCGCTCGTCGGAGGGCGCGTACGCGCGCACGTTGAAGAGCGCGTTGACGCTCTTGTCGGCGAACTGCGCCGTGACGGGCACGTTGAAGATGGCGCCGTGCGAGCCGTCGCCGAGGCTGAGGTCGTTGCCGACGCGCAGCGAGACGGGGCCGGTGGCGTTGGCGAGTTGCGACGCGGCGACGCGCCGGAAGTCCTGCGCCGACGCCCTCTGGAAGTAGCGGGTCATGGTGGTGTGTCTCCGTGAGGTGGTGGGGGCGTGGGCGCCGATCAGGCGACCTTGAGGATCTCGACGCGGATGTAGTCGCCGGCCGCGCCCGCGGACTCCAGCGCGCGGGCGATGACGGTGCCGGAGGTGGCGGTCTGCACGGTGCCGGCGGTGCCGCCGGCCTCGAGGTTGTCGCCGCGGGTGATGGCGGCCTCCGCCTTCGCGATGGCGTGGCCGAGGGTGATGACCTCGATCGAGGTGGCGCCGCTCACGAGCGCCTGCCGCGCGAAGCCGGCGAACTTCAGCGTCGACGCGGCGGCGGCGGGGAGGCGGACGGTCATGTCGGCCGCGGTGCTGATGTAGAGCGCCGCGTACTGGTTGATCGCGGTCTCCGCGGTGTTGAAGACGACGTTCTGAACGATGTTCAGCGTGGCCTTGGGCGATGCCATGGTGGTGTTGCTCTCTTCGTGGGGTGGTGGGGGTCAGTGCGAGGCGCGGACGATCGACTCGGCGCGCACGCGGGCGGTGAAGCGGTCGACCTTGTCGTCGCGCATCACGCGCTCCGTCTCGGCCTCCACGCGGTCGTTGAACGTCTGCGAGCCGTCGGGCGTCGTCGGGGCGCGGCCGCCCGAGAGCCCCACGCGCTGCGTGAGGATCGCGGCGCCATCGCGCGTCGGGCCGCCGCGGTCGGAGAGCGCGCGGGCGCCCTCGGCGGCCTCGATCGACGCGACGGGGTACAGCGCGTCGAACGCCACGCGGTTGTCGAGGCACAGCGCGGCGAGGTGCTCGCGGGCGCCGGCCTGCGCGAGCCCCGCGGCGATGACGCGGTCGCTCATGGCGGCGGCGTCGGCCTGCATGGCGGCCTTCTCGCGCTCCTGGATCGCGGCGAGCTTCGCCTTGAGGTCGGCGAGCTCCGCGAGCTTCGCGTCGACCTGCGCGAGCACCGCGTCCTCGGCGGCCTCCGCGTCGGCGTCGCCGTAGGTCATGCCGACCTTGGCGGCGAGCGACCGCATCATCGAAGCGAAGCGGCCCGCGGGGTCGCGCGCGCCGTCGCCCTGCGCGGCGGCTTCCTTGTCGGCCTTGTCCTTCGCGGCGTCGCCCGCGGGGGCGGCGGGCGCCGCGTCGGGCTGCATCTTCGGGAGGTCGGCCATCGCGGCGTCGCCCTCGGCCATCTCGTCGTCGGTCTTCTCGGGGTCCATCTTCGGCTCCGTGGCGGGCGCGCCCGCGGCGTTCGTGGGTGCGTGCAGCGAGTCCGCGGGGGGCGCCGCGAGCGCGGCCTGCTCGGCGGGCTTGAGGGCGGCGACCGCGGCGGCGAGTTCTGCGACGCTGACGTTCAGCGCGCGCGCGAGCGGCGTCAGCAGCGCGTCGAGGGCGCGCGAGCGGTCGTCCGCCGCGAGCGGCTGCATCCCCTCGATGAAGGGGTGGTTCGTCAGCGCGACGGACGTGAGCCGCGCCCCCGCGGGCTTGCCCGTCACCTTGTCGCGCGACTTGAAGTTGATCGCGGGCGACACGTACTTGTACTGCCCCTCGCGCACGTAGCGGACGGCGTCGACGCTCGCCCACTTGAAGAGCGCCCACAGTTCGCGGCCGCCGTTGCGCACCTCGACCTTCGTGACCCATCCGGGCGCGGGGACGCCGACGAGCGCGGCGTTCTCCGGGAGGCGCTCGCTCGTGTGCTCGTAGTCGAGCGGGATCTCCCCGTTGCCGTTCGCCGCGAAGTTGCGGAGGATCTCCGCGAACACCTCCGCGGTGAACTTCACGGGCCCCTGCGCGTGGCCGTTGAACTCGGCGACGCGGGCGACCTGGTTCCACGTCGAGTGCCCGACGGAGGGCTTCGCGCCGTCGGCGAAGGCGATCGGCATCGCCTCGGGCGAGCGCGTGATGACGTCGTCGCAGGCGTCGTCGGCGGGCCCGACGGACTCGAAGTGCTCGATCGCGGCCTTGAGCATCGCGGGCGGCATCGGGCCTCCGCTGGTGCGCTCGCCGAGAGGCGACCGCGCGGAGAGGGTGAGGTTCCTTACGGCCATGGTCACTCGCACTGGAGGGCGGGGTCGGTCGCGGACGCGACGAACTCGTCGCCGAGCAGGCGGCGGGCGTCGTCCACGTCGAGCGCGAACAGGCGCCCGTCCGCGTAGAAGGTCAGCGTGACGCCCGGCGCGACGAGCACGTCGTGGGTCGGGCTCTCGTCGCTCGCGCCGCCGAAGAGCACGAAGTAGACGGCGGCGCCGCCCGTCTTCGCGTTGTGCTCGACGAGCAGCGGGACGCGCGCGCGGTACCACTCCTGCGGCCCCGCGGGGGTCGCGGCGGGCGCCTGTGCGGCTTCGCTCGCGGCCGTCGAAGCCTCGTCGGCGGCGTCCATCTGCGCGACGAGCTTCTCGCTCCAAGCGTCGCCCGCGTGGCCGCCCCACAACTGCCACGACGCCCACGCGGGCGAGTCCTTCGGCTCCGCGGCGAAGCGCTGGTTGCGCCCGAAGAACCGCGCCATCTTGCGCGCCTTCGCCGCCGTGACGCGCTCGCCCCGCGCGAGGCGGCGGGCCCACGCGACGGTGTCGTCGTCGATGCCGTCACCCGTGACGCCCTGCTCATGCAGCGCGACGCCTCGCATGCACGCCTCGCGGACGCCCTGCGGCGGCACGAAGTCGATGTGGTCGTAGCGGGCCATGCGTCAGAGGGCGGGGCGCGGGACAAAGCGAAGCGCTAGGCTGCGTCTCCCGGAGCCGCCGGGCGGCGAGACGGATACGTCCAACAACATCTCCCCACGCCACCGCGCGACGACGGAGCGCGCCTCGCGCTCGACCTCGTCGCGCGTGATGCCTGAGCCCTCGACGCTGTGCATCACGGCGTCGGTCGTGGCGGCGATGTCGATCGTGGCGGCGGCCATCGTGGTAGCGTCGGGGCGTGAAGACGAAGCGGGTCGAGCGGGCGATGCGCGCGGGCTACTTCCTGCCGCACCGCGCGCGGTTCACGGTCGCGATGACGCGGGAGGAGTTCGGGGCGTTCGCAGACGCGCGGGGCTGGTGCCTCGACGGGTCCGACCTGCTCGAGCCCCGCGACGCGGTGGCGTGGGCGGCGAAGTCCGTCGGATGGCGGCGCGGCGAGGGGCTCGCCGTCGTGGTCAAGGTGTTCGCGGAGACGCCCGCCGAGCGCGAGCAGGCGCACCGGACGGCGCGCGCCCTGCGGAGGCTGTTCGTGTCGCTCCGCCGCGCCGGCATCGCCGCGGGGCCGCGGAGGCGCTAGGCGGCCTCGGGGGGCGCCTGCGCGGGCTCCGGGTGCGTCGCCTCGTCCGCGGGCGCCTCGGGCTCTGCGGTGGCCGCTGCGGGGTCGCGCGGCCCCATGCCGCCGCGGGGACCGGCGACGGGGACGAGGAGCTTGTCGCCGGGCTTCGGGTCGGGCACCGCGACGAGGTTGCGCACGTCGCGCTGCGCGATGTCGACGCCGCCGCGGGCGAGCTCAACCATCATCTTCGCGGTCTCGGCGCGAGCATCAGGGCCCTCCACGTCGAACACGATCTCGGGCACCGGCGCGCGGGGCCCGAAGTTGTGCAGCACCAGCGGGCGCAGGAGCATGTGCCGCAGCGACTCGGCGAGCATCCGCGCGTCGGCCTTCGCCAACGTGCCCTCGCCGCGCTCGTGCACCTCACCGAGCGAGCGCGCGCCGCGCTGTCCCGCGTCGGTGCCGAGCGTCGAGCCGAGGACGGCCTTCGACTCCTCGCTGTTGCACCACTCGATGAACTTGTTCTGCGGCATCCCCTCGCCGCTGACGGTCTCGACCTCGGCGGTGCAGGTGTCGGGGATGATGGCCGCGGTCTGCGCGGACCAGTTGACGAGCGCCTCAATCAGCTTCGTCTCGTGGTCGACGCTCGCGCCGGGCTTCTCCTCGGTGCTCTCGACGCGGTACGTGCCCTTGCGCAGCCCGCGCGCGGCCCACGCGATGAACGCGACGTACTCGCGCACGCCCATCCGCTTGAACACCGCCGGCCACACCGTGACCTGACCGACGCCCTCGCGGTTGGGGTTGCCGCCCGTGACGCGCGGCGTGAAGGTCACGATCTTGCCGGGCGCGAGCGCGTTGACCTCGCCGACGCACACGCCGGGGAAGTTGGCGAACGGCGTCCCGACGTTGATGCCGCTCGTGGCGCTCTCGCCGGTGCCGGCGGCGTCCCAAACGTGCAGGCGCCAGTCGGTCGCCATCGCGAAGCGGCGCGGCGCGATCTCCTCCGCGGTGCGCGGGAGCCACCACGAGCCGCCGCCGTCGCGGGCTTCCTCGCGCCACACGAGTTCGTGACCCGCGCGGCCGTGGTAGACGGCGCCCATGAGGTCAGCGACCATGCCCGAGAACGAACGCCCGTAAGCGCCGTCGGGCTCCATCTCGCGCAGCCGCTCCGCGCAGAAGTTCGCGACCTCGGCGCCGAGCTGGCCGCTCCCTTCCTTCGCGCGCATCTCCCACGCGGCGCCCGCGACGCGGAGCTCACGCCGTTGGAGCACGCCGTGGAGGTGCGCGTCGCGGAGCCTGCACTCCGTCAAGAGGTCGGCCCACGAGTAGAAGTAACCGAGGTCGGCCTGCGCCTGAACGCTCGTGACGTACTCCGGCCCGAGGCGCGACCCGAGGACGCGCGCGAAGCGGTCGACGTACGGCGCGGGCGCGACCTGCTGAAGCAGCGACAGCGCGGTGAGGGAGGGGTGCGACACGGGGCGCGGCTAGAACTGCTCGGCGATGCGGATCGGGGCGGCGGTGGGGCGCGCGTCGGTGCGGACGATCGGGCCGCCCATCAACTCCGTCAGCGCGTACACGAGGGCGTCGACGCGGTCGGGCGAAGCCTCGTCGCCGCTCGGGTCCCACGCGGTCATCTGGTCTTCGAGCGCGGCGAGCGAACCGACGTGCGAGACGCGGCCCTGCTCGTACAGCGACGACACGGGCTCCGCGCGCAGGGCCTTCCCGCGCTTCGCGTGCACCGTCGCCACCGGGAGGTTGCGGTCGACCGTGCGGAGGTTGCCGACGACGAGGTCGCCGCCCTGGTTGACCTCCGCCACGACGCGGTCGGCCTTGTGATCGCGGTACGCGGCGACGACGCGCGACGCCCACTGCTCGGGCGAGTAGCGCCCGGAGTAGTCGCCGAGCACGTACCAGCGGCCGTCGAAGCCGACGCCCGCCACCACGATGCCCGTCTCGTCGCTCTGCGCCGTGGCGCTCACGGCGGGGTCGACGCCGACCACGATGCGGCGCAGCGGCGGCGCCTCGCGCATGCGGGCGGAGTCGATCGCGCTGCGCTTCCACAGCGCGCCGGGGTTGTCGTCGAGGATCTCGCCGTCAAGTTCCTGCCGCCCGAGGCGGGTGCCCTCGAAGCGGGCGACGATCGCGTCGAGGAAGCCCGGCGCGAGGTTCGCCGCGTTGTCCCGCGTGCGACCGCGGGTGACGTGCGTCGTCGGCGATGTCACCAGCGCGCGGATGATCGGCGTCGGGCGGGGCGTCGTCGTGACGATCGCCCGCGGGTCGGCGCCGAGGCGCAGACCGAAGAGGAGTTGATCCCACGCATCGGGGTACCGCCACGCCGCGAGTTCGTCGGCCCACGCATAGTCGTGTTGCGGGCCGCGGAGCTGGTCGGGCTCGTCGGCGCTGTACGTGGTGGCGATGGCACCATTCGGCCACGTCAGCCGCCGCCGCGAGGGCTCCCACGTCGGGCGCTCGGCGGGGGGCGACACCGCGAGGATGCCCGACTCCCCTTCGACGATCACGTCGCGCACGTCGGCGGCGCTGCGGGCGACGAGGGCGATACGCCGCGCGGCGCCACTCATCACCCGCTCGCGGATGTGCTCGGCGCCCGTGCGGGTGTTGTGGGTCGGGATCATCGTCCGCCCCGCGAGGAACAAGTGCGACGGCGAATCCACCGTGATGCACCGAACCGGAACGGACGGCACGGGGTCGACCGATGCTACGAATCTCTGCGAAGTCCGCCCAGCCTGCGCGCGCCCGTCGCGCACACGCTCCGCCTTGCGCTGGAGCCTGAACACCTGCCGCCGCGGCGTCCACGTAATGCGCCACCGCCGGCCTACTTCGCGGCCGTCGATCTTCGCGGCGCTCTCGGCGATCGTTGCCTTGAACCCGAGCGAGATGACCACCTCGAAAGCGTCGCGGGCCAGCGCCTCGCACGTCAGGGTCAACTCGACATTGCCGCCGCTCTCCGCGTGCCCGTCGGTGTCCATGAGCCCTTGAAGCAGGGCCATGCGTTGCGCCGCTGACGCGCGCTTGTAGATCTGCGGGATGTGCTTGTTCGACAGAACGCCGAGCGCTCGCAACGCGCTGTGAATGCTCCCGTTGTCGGCCATGCGCCCGCGGGCGTCGCGGGCTGGCGACCTCGCGCCGATGCTCCAGCGCAGCGCGGACGACCTTGGGTCGCGCTTCGCAACGCCGCAGGTTGCGCCGTCAGCCGTCAGCAGGGCGCGCATCTCGTCGGCGTCGTCCGCGCCCTGCGTGATGACCGCCGCCTTGGCGTCGCCGTCACCGAGCCACACGCCGAGCGTGTATGGCCCGATGGGGAGCGGGGCGTCCGGTAGTTCAAGCGGGGCGGCAACGTCGATCGCGTGGTTGCGCTCCCTGCCGACCATGAGCGACGCCGCGATCTCGCGGGTCGTACGCACCATCGGCCGCGCAGACCCGCCGCGTGACTTCGCCTTGCGGGCAGCCTTGTCGCTGGTGAGCCACCGATGGTCAGCGTCGGCGATGATCGTAGAGCCGTCGTCGAACCTGACTGCGAAGCACTCGCGGTCGCGCTGAACGTCGGTCGCGAAGGTGACCCGCGTCGGTCGCCCGCGCTCGTCGAACACTTCGTCTCCGACGCTCAACTCCCCCATCGTGGTCCACCCGGTCGGGGTGGGGATGGGGGTGTCGAGTGCGAGCGCCTTCCCGAACCCGCGCCCGGCGAGCAGGAGCCACACCCGCCACGGGATCGCGCCGTCGGGCGGCGTCAGTTGGTCCGGGCGAGCCTTGCGCCGCCAGTCGAAGCGCGACGCCTCCGCGAGCGCTTCGAGCCGCCGCAGCTTCTCGAGCTTCAGCGCCCGCAGTTCCGCCGCCGCGTCAGTGCCGCGTGGCGGTTTCGAGTTCTGCGATGCGGCGGTCGAGTTCATCGTCTGCGAGTTCGCCGACGTGCCGCACCGTCTCTACGTGCGTACCGGCGGCGCGGTTCTTCGCGATCGTGGCTTCGTGCTGCGCCCGCCGCGCGTCGGCCGCGGCCTTCGGCGCGCCCTGCCGGTGCTCCGCGAGCCACGCAGCCGCGCGCCAGTCCTTCTGCGACGCCTTCGCCACGCTCGCCGTGAGGCCAACGTTCGTGGCCGCGTACGCCTCGCGGGCGGCGGCGACGAGCGCGACCACGTCGTCGTCGTTGCACTCGCCCGCCTTCACGGCGCGGGACCAGTCCGTCCACGTCGACCACGGGATGCCCGCGGCCTCGGCGGCGTCGCGGTAGAGGGCGCCCGCGCGCAGGGCGTTGAGGAGCTTGTCGCGGCGGTCGGGAGTGATCGCGAAGCGGCGGGGCATCAGGAGACCAGGCGCGGCGTCAGCCCGAGCGCGGAGAGGCGCTCAAGGGCGACGGCGACATACTTCGGGGCGAGTTCGATCGCGCGGCAGAGGCGCCCCGTCTGCTCGGCGGCGACGAGGGCGGTGCCGCTGCCGCTGAAAGGTTCGTAGCCGATGTCGCCCGCCGCGCTGCTGTTCTGGAGACAGTCGGCGACGAGCGACACGGGCTTCATGGTCGGGTGTTCGCCGTTGCGCTGGGGCTTGTCGTGGGCGAGCACCGAGCGCTTGTCGCGCCCGCCGTACCAGCGACGGTTCTTGCCCTTCCACCCGTAGAGGATGGGCTCGTGTTGGTAGTGGTAGTCGGCGTGGCCGAGGACGAATGTCTGCTTCACCCACGCGAGCGTCTGGTGCCACCGCCAGCCGACCGCCTTCCACGCGGTCATGAACTCGTACGATAGCGCACCCGGCGGGTGCGCTACGTAGATGGGTGCGCCATCGCACAGCGCCGCGTCGATCCCCGCGAAGGCGCCGCGCAGAAGTGCAGGGAGGTCCGCCGCGCCGTCGCTCTCGATGGTGAGCGCGTCCGCGGTCTTGCCGACATACTCGACTCCGTAGGGAGGGTCGGTCCAACACCAGACGGCCACATCGCCTGCCATCACCCGCGCAACGTCCTCGGCCTTCGTCGAGTCGCCGCAGAGGATGCGCTGGACGCCGCCCGCGACGGTCGCGGAGGGGATCTCCCACAACTGCCCCGCGGCGGTGTTCCACTTCGCGCGCAGTTCCTCGGCGCGGTCGACGGGGGCCTCGTCCTCCTCGACCTCGATGCGCTCGCGCGCGTCGTCGCCGATGACTTCGTGGCGCTCGATGTCGTCGTTGCTGCCGCCAGCCCCGCCGAGCAGCGCGTCGCCCGCGCTCTTCACGAGCGCGTCGAGCGCGGCCCCGTCGAAGCCGATGTCGGCCATCACCGCGGCGTCGCGGCCGAACTGCGCGGCCATCTCGGCGACGAGCTCGGCGCTGTCCTCGCCCTGAATCGCCC